ATCTGCAAGCCTTGATTTTACTGAGCTAAAGATTCCGAGAGATTATAACAATTATTTAGGAGGTAGAAATGGCAGATAACAAAAATCAGTTGGCAGTAATCTACGCCGGATTGGACAAAGATTTGGACAAGCAAGCGGCAGCACTGCCAAAACATTTTAACAAGCAGAGATTTATGCAGAATTGCATGACGGTACTGCAGGAGAATGATTTTTCGAAATGCGAAGCAAGAAGTGTGATTCGGACACTTTTGAAAGGCGCGTTTTTGGGATTGGATTTCTTCAACAAGGAGTGTTACGCAATCCCTTACGGTGGAAAAGTACAGTTCCAAACAGACTATAAAGGAGAGATTAAGCTTTGTAAAAAATATTCAATTAATCCAATCAAGGATATCTATGCGAAGATTGTACGAGAAGGAGACTTGTTCGAAGAAAAAATTGTGAACGGTTCTCAGTTTGTGAATTTTGTGCCAGTACCATTTAATAACGGGACTGTAAAAGGGGCATTTGCAGTAGTGTTGTTCAAAGATGGATCCATGATGTATGAAACTATGACGGTCGATGAGATTGAACACACAAGGAAAACATATTCCAAGATGCCGAATGGACAGGCATGGAAGGAAAGTACAAAGGAGATGTACAAGAAGACGGTGCTGCGTCGTCTGTGTAAGCTTATAGAGCTTGATTTTGAATCCATCGAGCAGAAGGAGGTATTTAATGATGCATCAGACTTCGGAACAAACAATCACAGTGAGGAAAGTCAGATACAGGATCCTTTTATTGATGTGGAATGTGAGGTAAAGGAAGATGAAAACAATGAAACTGACGGAGGAGACGTATTACAGTCAGAAGGCGAATAAAGAATATTTTTCAGTATCCCAGTATAAAGATTTTGCAAAATGTGAAGCAATGGCAATGGCGAAAATTTCCGGTGTATATAAGCCAGAAATGACACGCGCCATGCTGATAGGCTCTTTTGTGGATTCTTACTTTGAGGGAACTTTGGAACAGTTTATCAAAGAGCATCCGGCAGTATTCACAAGGAAAAATGAGCTTCGAAGTGAATTCCGAAAAGCAAATGAAATCATCGGAAGAATTAAGAGCGATAAAAATTTTATGAGATTTATGTCCGGCGAGAAGCAGCGGATTATGACGTTTGAGTTATTTGGCGTTCCGTGGAAGATGAAGATGGACAGTTATCTTCCGGGAATCTGTATCACAGATTTAAAGGTTGTTGCAAAGTTTAAAAATCTTCCGCTTTGGAGATATGATCTGCAGGGAGCGTTATATCAGAAAGGTGTGGAGATTGTAACCGGAGAGAAGCTCCCATTTTACCTTGCAGCAGCTACTAAGGAAAGAGTGATTGATATAGATATCTTTCAGATTCCGCAGGATACGCTTGATATGGCTCTTTCCGAAATGGAAATAACCATGGAGCGGTTTTCGGAAATCAAAGAGGGGTATCGAGAGCCGGAATATTGTGGAGTTTGTGATTACTGTAAGAGCATCAAGAAAGCTACGATACGGAACTACAACGAACTTATGGAGGGTTAAAGATTGAAACTGATAAAAATATTAAGTGACAAAATACAGATTAAATCAGACCGGTTTGAGTTTCAGGATATACGAATCAACAGTCTGATCGCGGTATCTGACGGAGAGGTAGAGCTGGTAACGATTGTTACATCTCTGATGGAAACAGATACCGGTGATTCTATCGGAGAAGAGGATTTCATTTTTGAGAATGACGGAATCAAAGTAATAGAATGCTCTATCATTGGGAGTATTCGAAATGGTATCTTTCAAAAAGCAATTGACCGGTATCCAACAACGGATATTCAATCGAGAGAAATCACTTCCGAAGAATTCTGGAAGATGCTTTCCAAGTATGAAGGCAGTGGATTCTATATCGGAAATTATGTACAGCACAATTGTCCGGCATTTGTAGACGGAAATAAGTTTTTTCAACGCCATTCCGGTTCCGGAAAGTCTGAGACGGTTGCAAAAATCTTGGAAGAGTCAGCAAAGCTTCCCGGAACAAACATTGTTGTGTTTGATATCCACGGGGAGTACGGGAAATTATCTTATGCAAGAAACATCAAGATTGGAGAAGATTTTTCATTCCCTATATGGATGTTTGGATTTGCAGACATGGTAACAAACATTCTAAAAATCAGAGAGGAAAGTTCCTCGGTGGTGATGTCGGCACTTCGGAAGTGTTATTACAAGATATGCCTGTATGGAAAAGAAAACAGACCAGTTTATTTTGATTTCAAGGACCTCCTCGGAGAAATGGTGAGATTGAATGGAGAAGAGAAGCCAACCGGGGAAATTTATAAGACTGGAGATAAGGCAGGACTTGCTAAAACGGTAAAAGGGGACTTTAACGGAAAACTGACAGGTGTAATTAATACGATGCAGGATAAATTACTTGATAAGAGATATACATTCCTGTTTGGAGATCATAAGCAGAAGTATTTATTTAAAGTGGTTGAGCAGATCATGAAAAATGATAAGCCGGTAAAGAATATTGACCTTTCGGATATCCCACATGATGTGGCCATTCCGGTTATTGGAGTTATTACAAAATTAGTTTATGACATTCAAAGAACGTTTGAAAGCGACAAGGTTTGTCCGGTAGTGCTTGTATGTGATGAAGCACATGTTTATATTCCAAATAGCTTTCAATTATCGGCATCAGAAAAGAGAATGGTTGAAATATTTGAAGATATTGCAAAAGAAGGGCGTAAGTTTGGAATCACCTTGTTTCCGGCAAGCCAAAGACCATCGGAATTAAATAAGACGATCATGGCACAATGTGCAAATTTTATCGTATCTAAGTTAAATAATGAGAATGACAAGACTATGATTAAGGGGATGCTTCCGGACGGCAATGAAAGCATCATCGACAGCACAACGACTTTTAGTCCCGGAGAGGTCCTGATCATCGGCGATGCAGTACCGATTCCGTTAAAGATTCAGGTAGAGTTGGCAAAGGAACGTCCACAATCAAGGACGATTGATTTTTGGGATAGATGGAGTGCAAATCCTACTGTTGATTTGAAACAGGGGATAGAAGCATATATGGATTTATAAAAGAAGGAGGAAAAAATTATGCAGCACATTGATTTAGAAAAATTTGCAAACGGTGCTTTCTCGGCACAGGTAAACAGAGCAATCGAAGAGGTAACAAAAAATATTCAGGATCCAAACACGGAAGCTTTAGCAACTCGAAAAATTACAATTACAATTGGGTTCAAACCAAATCAGGAGCGTAACTTTGTTACAACCGGAGTGCAGGCGAAGACAACCCTTGCACCGGCACTTGGAACTGTTACAGCGATGAGCATGGGAAGAGATATCAAGACCGGGAATGTTGAAGCAGTTGAAGTTGGAAATCAAATCCCAGGTCAGATGTCGGTACAAGATTTGCAGACGAACAGCGTAGGTGTGGTAGATGGACAGGCAGTAGATACCGAGACAGGGGAAATTCTTGGGGATGCACAGCAGGACGGAAAAGTAATTGATTTAAGAACAAAACAGGCATAGGAGGAATATAAGATGATGGAAGGATTAAGAGAAGCATTACAATTTATTACTGATTTAAAAGAGGACGCATTGGAACCAAAGACTGTTGAAATTGCAGAGAAAACATATTGTAATCAGTCATTAGTCAGATACGGAAAAGAGGATTTAGCAGAGGCGATTACAGCAAGCACTCTGACATCAATTGTAGATTACATCAAACAGAAATCTGATGAGATGCGGGAATCTAGTATTTTACATATCGTAAATCCTACAACAGTAGAATTATACTCTGGTTTGCTGGAAGAGAAGAGACGCGAAACATTGTTCCGCTCCAAAGCGATTGTAAATGAGTTTGAGTTTGACAAATGGTATGATCAGGAACGTTTCTTGATTGAGCTGCAGGCGAACTTTATTAAAAATGAAGATTTAGAAAAGATTATGATGGTAGCAGGTAATATTCAATCTGGAACGACAGCAAACTATAATGATGATGGAATCAGTCAGAAAACAACTATCCGTTCAGGAGTCGCAAATAATTCGGATGTAATCGTACCAAATCCAGTTAAACTGATGCCATACCGTACCTTTAATGAATTGAAACAGCCGGAAAGTGCATATGTATTCAGAATCCGGGATGATCAGGGAACACCTTTATTTAAACTCATTGAAGCGGATGGCGGTATTTGGAAGAACGAAGCAATGCTTAGTATTAAGAATTATCTGCAGACAGAGCTTGCGGAGGAAATTGAGAAATATAATATTACTATCATTGCCTAAAAATTCAAGGTATCTCCATAAAGGAATCAACAATATATCACACACGGAACTTTAAAACTTGTTTCAATGCCTCCTGCTGAATGGTGGGAGGCAGAAAGGAGAAGCATGAAATCAGTCAGTTTTCACGTGCCGGGAAAGCCACAGGGAAAGGCAAGGGCACGTACATTTTATAATCCGAATCTCGGAAGACATATGTCAGTAACACCGGATAATACGGTATTGTACGAGAATCTGATCAAGACGATGTATATCCATGCGGCAAAAGGCTGTAAGTTTGAGAAAGGTGAACCGGTTACGCTCTGCATCGTTGCGAGATATATGCCGGCAAAGAGTACTTCTAAGAAAAAGCTGCAACAGATGCTAGATGGAGAAATTCTTCCACTTAAGAAGCCGGATATGGATAATATTGTGAAAGTAATTGCGGATGCCCTGAATAGTGTTGCATATCAGGACGATTCGCAAGTTGTATTTGTAAAAGCAAAGAAAGTCTATTCTGCACTTGAAGGTGTGGATGTGACGATTCAGGAATATAGAAAAGGAGAGTAGGTGGTCCGTATGGGGCGTGGTGCTCCGAAAAAACCAGGACTTACATACTATCCGAAGATGCTTGATTTCTACGAAGATGATAAAATCTTTGATTTGTTGGACGAATATGGTCCATTGGGCGTGACAATCTATGACTGTATACTTTGTATCGTATATAAAAACGGATATTACGCCGAAATCCCACTAGATAAGCTATCAAAAATGATCACTAAGATGATCGGAAACAAGTGGGTAAAGAACAAACATGTTGTCGTACAAGTGGTGCACTTTTGCTCTGAGATAGGTCTCTTAGATGATGACCTCATGACGAAAAACATCATCACCTCTGTTGGAATTCAGAGACGTTATTACGAGATAGCAGTAACACGCATGAAAAGACAGCTTTATAGTGATAAGTATTGGCTCCTCGGGAAAGAGGAAAAAGAGGAGCCTTTATTAAATGCACCCTTAAACGGAATTAGTTCGGAAGTTAATCGAATTAATTCGGAAGAAATTCGAGATACTTCGGAAGTAAGTCCTATAGAAATAAAAGAAAATAAAAATGTATATATAGATGCCTTCGGCGATTCTGAGGTTGAGAGATATTTCCAGTTGTATGTGATGACACGGAACAACAATGGAGATAACTTATCGGATACTCAGATACAGATGCTAAGAGAAGAATTGCTTTCCATATCTGCTGACAGAGAAGAACAGCTTGCAATGCTGAGAAAAGCTACAACCGGTCTTTGGAAAGGCTTCTATCCATTATCCAAACCTAAAAAGAAGAAATCGGAGAGCACACAGAAGGCAAAGAAGAAAGCATCTTTTAATAACTTTGATGGAAGAAAATATGATATGGAGGCTTTGGAAGCACAGATGCTTGCAGTAGACGAAATGGGGTGTGGTAAATGATACACACAGAATTGATTAAAAATAGATTTGACTCTCTTGAAACCTATGAGAAATTTGCTTTGGAATGGGCGGAGGTGTGCTGCATGGTAAATCTAAACAGCAAGAATATGACTGAGAGGGAGCGATTTGAGAAGATTGTTAAGATACGGGAAGGACAGGTGTAGAGCATGAGCAGATTAACAAGAAAAGAAACAATAATTATAAGAGGAAATGAGACCGCAGCTTGTAATTATAAAAATAATGAGTGTAATGACTCGTGCAAATATGGAATTTGCAAATGGCAAGAAAAAGCAAATATGCGGTTGAAAAAGTACGAAGACACCGGATTAACTCCGGAGCAGGTGCGGAAGTTAAAAGAACGGGATACGGCGAAGAAACCTATCACATACAGTGGAACTAATAGAGCAGATTGTCCAATATGCGGGGCAACAGTAAGGGGAATTGGTAAACCATTTGGAGAGTTTTGTGGAAAATGTGGACAGAGATTAGATTGGTCATAATTAGTTGAGTTATCTTGCGAGTTTTCTTTTGAGTTGACTCGCAAGGGACTCGGAAAGGAAAAGAGGAAGAATGCGAGAAATACTTTTTAAAGCAAAGACGACTAAAAAAGACAATCCAATAAATGCGTTTAATAACGTTTGGGTTGAAGGAGATTTGGTCAGAAGTGGTGGGAAATACTATATTCACCCAATAGCAAATAAAGTAAAAATTGACGGTGAACTTGGAAAGATTATTGTTATGCACGAGGTAGAACCAGACACCATCTGCCAATACACCGGACTTACCGACAAGAACGGTCGGAAGATTTGGGAGAATGATATTTGCGACAGAAAGGAAAAATATCCAGAAATTGTAGTATTTAACGAAGGAGACTGGCAGTTGGATTACAGCTATGTATTTGAAAAAGAAATACATTCTGATGCTTGCAATCTTGGATTTTATGTATGCGAAAGAAACTGCGTTGAAGTAATGGGGAACATTTTTGATGATAAAGAGCTGTTGGAGGTGGAGTGATGAAGATATATGATAAATCCGCAATGTTCGGATTTTTTGAATTAAAATGTGATGCAATGCCGTTAGCAGAAGTTAAAAAGATAGATATAAAAGATGTTTTAAGAATCAAAGGAGAGCTCTACAGAGTTTGCATGATGTCAGCGATAGGGAGATATGCAGTTGTGGACAAACTTAATATTATCGAATTACCTGACGATCCAGAAGAACTGATTGAAACAGATGAAATTGTATGTCCATACTGTCTTAGTCAGATAGAAAGCTTTGAAATGGATGACAGTGATGATGATTACGAGTGTCCTTGCTGTGGTAGCCATTTTTCATATCAAAGGGAAGTGATAGTTACATATAATTCTCAACCAATTTCAAAGAATGACAATGTTGTGGAGGTGGAGTGATGGCAGGAAAAATTAAAATCATAGAATGCGTTGATAGAGAAGAAGTTTACGAGGAATTCTCAAGATTAATAAACCAAGATATAAAAAATGCAGATAGTCAAGCGGAAAAGGATGCTTTGCAGAATTCGATTATTAGATTGCAGAATATTTTATTTTGAAAGTAGGTGTAAGAATGAACGTACTAGAGAAGATTTTGGAAGAGATTGATAATATGGAAATGGTACACGTCAATTATAGACGAGATAATTTTAGAGATGGATTTGCTAGTGGAGCGAAAAAATGTTGTGAAATCGTCCGCTCCTACATGTTAGAAAAGGAAAAGGTATCAAGTGCAGAAATAATCTCACGGAATATTGACGGAAAACCATATTATGGAATTAAATTCAAAAAAGTAGGAGAAGATGATTATACGGTTGGATATGGTTCATATAAGCTAGAGAATGTTATTGAATGGCTTAATGAATGCTTTGAATTTTGCGGTGAGGTTAAAGCAAGCGTTAATGTTGCTAAGGACACAAATGTCCTTACCGATGAAGATTGGATTCCGGTAGAAGAGCGATTGCCGGATAGAGGAATTTACGTGTTGTGCTGTTTTGATGATGGAACAGCAGATGTATTGTGGCAAAATTGGAAAGATGACAAGTCGTTATTACTCTATGCAGATATTGATAATCAAATTCGCAAAGTAATCGCATGGCAGAGACTTCCGGAACCGTACAAGCCAAAGAAAGATATAGAGGACAGCGGAGCACGGTCTTAAGTACTCCGACAGAAAGAAGTGATAATTTGAGCTATGGAAGAACACGGAAGCAAGCAAAGCTGGACGAAGAAAAGACCTTTGATGATATTATAAAGCAAGGACCATCGGAGAGTGCAAAGTGGCACATGCAGCGGAAAGCATACACAACATGCAGTCATCGCAAGGAGAGGAAACAGTTGACGGAGTATAGCAGTGTGGCAGAATTTTACGAGGCAAGACTTAAGGGAGGTGGTGCTGGTGGACAGAACAATATTAATTGAGTACGCAGATATGAAAGAGGAAATAAAAGATTTACGAAGAAGAATAGAAAAAGACAAAAGAGCGTTGGAAAAACTCAATAAAGAAACTGTAATAGATACAGTATCCCGTGGAAAGAAAGGAAGAAAATCACTTGGAACGGCAAGAGTTGAAGGAAAACCACGGATGACAATCGAGCTAAAGAAAAACGCATACATAAAGAAAATAGATCAATTGGAACGGTTAGAAACAGATCTGGTAGAGAAACAAACACAAGTGGAAGAATACATACAGCAAATTGAAAAAAGTGAATTGAGGATGATGCTGAGATTTTATTACATAGACGATCTTCCATGGTATAAAGTAGCTATGCAAATGAATCAAATCTTCCCACAGAGAAAAATAAAGTACACAGAAGACAATTGTAAGCAACGACATAAAAGGTATTTTGATAAATTATAAAAATGTCACTCAATGTCACGGGAAAATGTGCTAGTATGGTAAAAACGAAAAGTGTACAAACACGAAAGCGGCAGCAGACAACAATTTGTTGCGGCTTTTATTAATTTGATTTGGCAGGATAGAGTAATGGTAATTCGCTAGGCTCCTTATCTAGAAATGTTGGTTCGATTCCTTCTCCTGCAATTGAAGAGGTGATGATATGTTAAAGTCTTGTAGCTATTGCGGAAGAATTCACGATAGCAAATATGTGTGCAAACAGAAAGAACAGAAGATTAGAGAGAGACAGTCATATAGGACAGAAAAAAGTAAACAATCTCGTTCTTTCCATAACTCTAAGAAGTGGCAAGATAAAAGAGAGGATATAAAATTCAGAGATAACTATTGCTGTCAAGTATGCGCAAGAGGATTACATAACCCTAGTAGACAATATGAAACAGAGGATACATCTGTGCACCACATAGTTCCGTTGGTAGAGGACTATGAGAAGAGACTAGACGATGACAACCTAATTACATTGTGCTCTAGGCATCATGAGATGGCAGAAAAAGGCGATATAGATAGACGCGAGTTGCTACGAATTGCGGAAGAACAAGAGAAAAACTTCGATTTTCCAGTTTGCTAGGGTACCCGCCCGGGGTTCGAAATGAATTTTCAGACAATTTCACCACACCGACGCCCCACCATGATTTATAATTTATTCCCAAAATGAGAAAGGAAAGGAGGAATTTATATGGCTAGACCATCAAAGCCAGCAAGCGTAATCAAATTGGAAGGCAAATCGCATAGAACAAAAAAAGAATTACGGAACAGGGAGCAAGCGGAAAATTCTCTCCTTTCCGGAATGAAATTAAAAGAGTCGGAAGAAGTGAAAAATAATCCGAAAGCACATCAGGAATTTTTGAGAGTCAAAAAATTATTATCCGGAATCGATAAGAGCGATGACCTATACGGAAGTGTAATCAACAGGTACTGCTTAACGCTTGCGGAGTGTGCGGATTTCGAAGAGAAAAGAGAACATGCACAAGAATTGATGGATAAGTTAGAAATGCGTTCCGATGAAATGGAGTTTGTCGAGTTTCTGAAATTACAAGACGGACTTGCAAAACAGCTTATATCCTACGATAAGCAAATACAGGCAAAAAGAAAGATGCTATTTGACATTGAAAAAGAAAACGTCATGACGATTGCATCTGCTCTACGGAGCATTCCAAAAACACCAGAAAAGAAAAACAATGCATTGAAAGAGGCATTAAGTGGTTAAGGATGGAAAGGCTTACGCTTATGCCAAATGGTGTGTCGAGGAAAACGTAGGATATGCACCGATATATGTTAAAAAGCAATGTAAGAGTTGGCTACAGATAGCAGATGGGAACGATGAAGATGCTTTTGTTGATGAGAAATCCTATGAAAAGATATGTAAGTTGTTAAAACTTATGGTACATCCAGATTTGAGATGTTCGATATACGATGGATTGGAAGATTATGCATGGCTGTTTATCGTGGCAACGCTTTGCACAAAATTAAAGAATACAGAGCGAGATATAAGATTCTATACAACAGCAGTATTAGAAATCGCACGAAAGAATTTTAAAACATTCAATAGTGCGATTATTTTTATACTTTTAATGCTGACAGAACCGGACTTCTCTCGATTCTTTTCTGTAGCTCCTGATTTGGCACTTTCTTCCGAGTTGAAATTAGCGATTCGGAAAATTATAAAGGTAAGCCCAGCGTTGTATGACGAAGACGAGCCGGCATTTAAAATTTTAAGAAGTCAAATCATTTGTCTTTTGAATGACAACGAGTATACACCACTTGCATATTCAAATGACGGTATGGATGGAAAGATGGCACATGCGTTCCTGGCGGATGAATGTGGGGCGATGGACGAATATCCGATTGAGGCTATGAGATCCTCTCAAATCACATTGTTCAATAAGCTCGGGATTATCATTAGCACACAATATCCGAATGATGACAATTCCATGATAGACGAGATAGACATTGCCAAGAAAACGCTTGACGGATTACTGGATGATAGACGAACATTCGCTTTGCTTTACGAACCAAACGATGAATTAAAAATTGGTGAAGAATGGCAGGCGAACGAGTTATGTATATACCAAAGTCGTCTGTCTGCTTATGCACACAAATACATCTTTGATGAGATTGTTAAGAAACGTGCAATCGCTGTTCTGTATGAGAATAAGCGAGAGAATTACTTATGCAAGCACAATAACATCCTTTACAAAGGGCTTGGAGTTGAGGGATACATAGATATACAAAAAGTGAAACTATGTAGGATTGAGAATGACCATGATTTTTGGGCAGGCAAGAAAGTGTGGTTGGGACTTGACTTGTCACAGACAGACGATAACACGGCACTTGCAATGGCTACGATTGTTGACGGAATTGTTTATGCAAAGGTCTTTGGCTTTGTTCCGACAGACAAAGTGGAGTTAAAGAGCAAGAAAGAACACGTTGATTACAAGCGCTTGATTGCGAATGGAGATTGCTTCTCTTGTGGAAATGAAGTGATTGATTATATATTCGTTAAGAATAAGATTGTTGAGATTGAAAGTGAATACGGTGTTGAAATTCAACAGATAGGATATGACAAATGGAACGCATTAGCAACTGTGCAGCAGTTGGAAGAAGATGGTTATGAATGTGTAGAAATCAAGCAGCACAGTTCTGTATTGCATCAACCAACCAAATGGTTGAGAGAGTTGATACTGGAACGGCAATTCTGCTATATGTCAAACAGAATGTTGGAAATCAACTTTCAAAATGCAAGGTGTACGGAAGACACCAATAGAAATAAGTATGTGAACAAGAAAAAATCAGAGGGAAAAGTCGACATGGTAGTAAGTCTGATTAATGCAATGTACTTACTGCAACAGTATGTAATGTATAGCTCAGACGATTTTGTTGTTCAGGTAGGATAGGAGGATATTGTGTTTGTTAAAATGAAAAAAGCTTTACCTAAAGAAGACTTGGAAAGAATGAGATACGCTTTAAAAGATGAAGCTATAATAACGACTCCGCATGTTGTGATTAGTAATATCGATCCAGCATTGATGGAAATTATTGAAAGCAGGAAAGATGATATTTACAGTATAGAGATATCCAAAGACGGAGATTTTCAAATTTATTTCGAAAGGAGCAATCAGTAAGGAAATTTTTTAAACGAAAGGAAAGGGCAGAACCAAACATGATCGATGAATCGGCGATTGCAGAACCGCTTTTAAAGGCATTTCTAGGAAATGACGAAATGACAAGAGAAAAGGCAATGCAGATTCCAGCACTTGCTGGAGCGGTCAACGAGATTGCGGAAACTGTCGCAAATGTGCCGATTAAACTGTACAAGCGCGGAAAGAAGCGTGTCGAAGAAGTGAAAGGCGATTGGAGGGTACATCTTCTGAATGAAGATACAGGAGATACGCTAGATGCAAATATGATGAAGCAAGCACTTGTAAAAGATTATTTGCTGGATGGGGAAGGAAACATTTATGTGGACTGGGAAGAAAGTGAAATCCAGTCATTACGATATGTCCAGTCAAATCATGTTTCTTACGCACCGAATGCAGATGTAATTTTTAAGGAATATGTAGTGCTCGTGCAGGGAAAACGGTATTTCCCAGAACAGTTCGTGAGAGTTCTTCGCAACACAAGAGATGGTATGCGTGGTGTAGGCGTTGTGGAAGAGAATAGTAAAATACTGAGTGTTTCTTATAATTCCTTGAAATACGAGAAAGGGCTTGTTAAAACAGGTGGAAATAAGAAAGGTTTTGTAAAATCTGCAAAGAACTTAACTCAGGAAGCTATGGACAAGTTGAAGGCAGCGTGGAGAAAACTGTATAGCAATAATACGGAAAATGTAATTATTCTAAACAATGGTTTAGAGTTCCAGGAAGCCTCTAATACATCCGTGGAGATGCAGTTAAATGAGAATAAGCAGACGAATGCAAAAGAAATTCGCACAATCCTGGGTGTTCCAGATGATATCGGAACTGAGCAAGGAGATAAGGCATTTATAAAATATTGCGTAAATGCTTTCCTTGGTGCTTTTATGGTAGCGTTAAACAAATCCATGCTACTAGAAGCTGAAAAAGAAGACTACTTTTTTGCAGCAGACACATACGAACTTACAAAAGGTGATGCTGACAAGCGTTTTGGTGCATATAAAGAAGCAATCGAAACTGGATGGATGCAAGTGGATGAAGTGCGTGAAAAAGAAAACATGGAACCACTTGGATTAGAATTTATCAAATTAGGACTGCAAGATGTCTTGTATGACCCAAAAACGAAAGTGGTATATACACCTAATACAAATCAGTCTAATAAGCTAGGAGGTGAGAAAGAAGGGCAAGAATTGAAATTAGAGCAGATGGAGACAGAGAAAAAGTCATCATTGACGGATATGTCAACGTTGCAGACAGAGACAGCCGACCAATCCCAGACCGAAAAGGAGGATATTTCATTGAAAGAATAGCTCCTGGGGTATTCAGGAGAGCGATTGCAAAAGCGGATGAAGTAAAGATTCTTCTAAATCACAAATGGGACAAGATGCTGGGTGGAACAAAATCTAATCTTACGCTCAGAGAAGATGCTATTGGTCTGAGAGCACACGCTGAGATTGACAATCCGGAAGTTGTGCAGAAAGCGAAAGAGAAAAGGCTTCGTGGCTGGTCGTTTGGGTTTACGAATCCAACCGAGGAAAGAGCAGACCGAAACGGAATGCCAGTAAGAACAATTTCGGATTTAACGCTAAAGGAAGTGTCTTTAATTGATGACACAATGAGGCCGTGGTACACATCTACTACGGTAGAAACTAGAGCCGGAGAAGAAGGAGAAGAAAATTTTGAAATCCGTGCAGAAGAATTTGAAGCTGACTATGTGGGCTTTAAAGATAAAAAAGAGCCGGAGAAAAAGCCGGACAATAGCAAACTAAAAAATATGATTAAAAAATATGGAGGAAATGTCTAAGGAAAAAGAAAAATATTAAGGTATTAAACGAAAAAAGAGCAGAACTCGTACAGGAGCTTGAATTGCTGAATGCTACTCTTGAAGCAGAGGAAAGAGCTATTACAGAGGAAGAAGAGAAAAGAGCGGAGGAAATCTCTTCTGAGATTGACAGAATCGACAAAACTATTGAGGTTCTGAATAAAATGGCAGATAAGATGGTTGAGAGAGCTGAGGAAGAGGAAGAAGAAACAGAGGAAAGAGCAGAAGAGGAAGTGTTCGCTGATTTCCTTCGTGGAACAGTGACAGAAAATCGCGCCGCCAATCTTACTTTTGGGGATAACGGAGCAGTTGTTCCAAAAACAATTGCGCAGAAAATCATCAAAAAAGTGTATGATATCTGTCCGGTTCTTGAGAAATCAACAAAGTACAATGTGAAAGGCACTCTTTCCATTCCGTACTATCCATTAGAGGATGAAAATGATATCACAGTTGGATATCACGAAGAATTTACAGAACTTACATCCAGTGCCGGAAAATTCGGTTCTATTGATTTGAAAGGATTCCTTGCAGGTGCTCTTACGCTTATTTCAAAATCCTTGATCAACAACAGTCAGTTTGACATTGTAAGCTTCGTGATTGACCATATGGCATACAGCATCGCTAGATGGGTAGAAGGTCAGTTACTTAATGGAACAGCTTCTAAAGTAGATGGATTAAGCAAAGTAAAAAATGTTGTTACTGCAAAGAAGAGCGATGCTATCACAGCGGACGAACTGATTGACTTGCAGTCTGCGGTAAAAGATGCATTTCAGCAGGATGCAGTATGGATTATGTCTTCTAAGACAAGAGCAGCTATCCGAAAATTGAAAGACGGAAATGGCAGATATCTCTTACAAGATGATGCGACATCTGCGTTTGGCAACATGCTTCTTGGAAAGCCCGTATACGTTTCCGACAACATGAAAGATATGACAACGAGCACAACAGCAATCTATTACGGCGATATGTCTGGGCTCGCAGTTAAAATCACAGAGGAAATGGAAGTACAGGTTCTACGCGAGAAATACGCAACACAGCACGCAGTAGGAGTCGTGGCTTGGATGGAATTTGACTCTAAAGTGGAAAACGAACAGAAGTTAGCTGCGCTTAAAATGGGGGCATAATTATGACGATTAGCGAAGCATTAAAAGAACTCATTGTTGCAATAAAAGGCAGTGGGAATGAGAAAGATATAAAAGAAGAAACAATTGCGGACGTAATTAGCTACATGGCTGAAAATTGGGATTCGATATCAGGAGGGGTAAGCCAAACAGGGATTACAGTAGATACCCTAAACGGAGCTACAGACGTGGGAAAATCTGTTATGAAGGCAGTGTCTCAGGAAGCCGCAAGAACTGCAATAGGAGCAGGAGTACAGTATACATTGCCTGCGGCAGGAATTGCTATTGGAGGAGTTAAGAAAGCCGGTGCAGTTGCAGCAGTATCCGCACAGAACGCAGGAACAATCGGTGGGCAGTTTGCACAAGCGGAGGTACAGAAGATTGCTACGCTTGCAGATGCCAACAAAACGGCAATTAACGAAATTATTTCGAAATTGAAAGCGGCTGGAATTATGGGATAGGTGATAAATAAATGAGGTGTAATAGAATGTATTGGAGCTATTGCACCTTTTGTTGATTGTTGGAATTTAAAACCGATAAGAAAGGCGGTGGGAAATGAAAGTAAGCGAGATCACGAAAGAAACGATTCTAAATCACATTAGGGAAGATGCGGATAATTTAGAAGATGAGGATATATCTCTATTGGAAGCTATGAAAAAGGCATCTATTGAATTTTGTAAAAGCCAGACAGGCCTCACGCAAGATGAATTAGATGAACATGAAGATGTAACAATAGCAGTGCTTACTTTAATTTCGGACATGTGGGATAATCGATCGATGACGATACAAAAAAGTAATATAAATATCGTAGTTGATGCTATTTTAGGCATGCACAGAACGAATCTAGTACCTACACCTGATTCGGAGGTGGTTTGATGGATGCTGGGGCATACACACAGAGGATAAGCATCGAAAAGCTATCGCACAACTATGACAGTATTGGAAATCCGGTAGAAGAATGGAAACCCTTTAAAAAGACTTATGCGTACATGAACGGTCTTTCTGGGAAAGAATATTGGGAGGCTGCGGTTTTAAAAGAAGAAAACACGGTGGACTTCGTGTGCAGATGGAAGAAATTCTTTGATGAAATTGATGTGAAAAATTATCGTATTGTGTGGAGAGGAAAAATTTTTAATATCAAGACAATTGATAATGTACAATTCAGAAATGAGATTGTGAAGATAAGGGCGGTGTATTCGGATGAGTAAGGCAAATATTGATGGTTTAGTTGATGCAGTAATGAAAGAGCTTATGGACTTCCGAAAAATAACGGAAGAAGAATTTGAAGAAATTGCAAAAGAAGTAGCTAAAGAAGGTGCGAAAAAGCTGAAAGAAACATCTCCGAGAGGGAGAGGAAGTAAGAAAGGGCACTATGCAGACGGATGGGGCGTAACCTATCATAGGAAAGGAAATGGAAAGTTTGAGTTTGTCGTTCACAATAAAAAGAAGCCGGGACTTACTCATTTGCTTGAACACGGTCATCAGTCTAACAGAGGCGGCAGAGTAAAAGGGATTGTGCACATTAAACCGGTCGAGGAATGGTGCAATGAGGAATTTGAAAGGCGAGCGGAAGCGAGGCTAGGAAGATGAAGTTAGAAAAATTAAATATGGGTCTGAATGACTTAGGATTCCCAGTCGCTTCCAGCCACTTCGCAGAAGGTCATGTTCCGAAATGTCCATACATTGTTCTAAATGGTCTCGGAACTGATAACTTCTCCGCTGACGGAATTGTGTATCATGAAATCGAAGATATAGACATCGAACTGTACTGCGACAAAAAAGACCCAGTTTCCGAAAAGAAAATTGCAGATTTTCTAACGGAAAATAAAGTATATTACGAAAAAGAAGAAACGTATATTGAAACAGAAAAAATGATTCTAGTAACTTTTGAAATATAGGAG